ATGCCGCCAAGACCGCCGAAACCATGCCGCAAGCCGGGCTGCCGCAATCTGGCGACTGACGCCGGAGGGTATTGCCCAGAGCACAAGCACCTCGCGGATGAGGCTCTCGCTCTTCGCCGCAGCGCCCAGGACAAAGTCCGGGGAAACGCGGCCAAACGCGGCTACGGCGCGCACTGGCAGCGAGTCCGGCATCGCAAGCTCAGACGGGACCCGCTCTGCGCCATCTGCGCCCGGGCGGCCGAGGTGGTCCACCATCGTGACGGCAATCCCCGCAACAACGCCAGCGGCAACCTCATGAGCCTGTGCCGCGAATGCCACGAGCGCCTGCACGGCAGGCTGCGCACACCACAGTCAGGACCGAACCCATGCTGAAGACCGAATCCTGGCCTATCGAGCGGCTTGTTCCCTATGCCCGCAACCCGCGCAAGAACGACGAGCAGGTCGAGCGCATGGTCGCGGCCATCCGGGAGTTCGGCTTCCGCATCCCGGTGGTGGCCAAGTCCGACGGCACCGTGGTGGACGGGCACCTGCGGCTCAAGGCCGCCCGCAAGCTGGGCCTGACGGAAGTTCCCGTGGCCCTGGCCGATGAACTGACCGACGCGCAGGTGAAGGCGTTCCGCCTGCTGGCCAACCGTTCCGCCAATTGGGCCGCCTGGGACGAGGACCTTCTGGCGCTGGAGCTGGAAGAACTCCAGGCCATGGCCTTTGACGTCAGTCTCACGGGCTTCGACGCCGCCGAGATCGACTCCCTGCTAGCCAAGCCGACCACCGATGGCCTGACCGATCCCGACGAGGCGCCCGAGACTCCTGCAGAGCCAGTAAGCAAACCGGGTGATGTCTGGATTCTGGGCCGTCACCGGCTCATGTGCGGCGACAGCACCAGCGCGGACGACGTGGACAAATTGCTGGCCGGCGTCCGGCCGCACCTCATGGTCACCGATCCGCCTTACGGCGTCGAATACGATCCCGCCTGGCGCAACGAGGCGCTGTCCGGCCAGAAGACCAAGCGCACCGGCATGGTCCTGAACGACGACCGCGCCGACTGGCGCGAGGCCTGGGCGCTCTTCCCCGGCGATGTGGCCTATGTCTGGCACGGGGCGCTGCACGCGGCCACGGTCGCGGTGAGCCTTATCGCCTGCGGCTTCGACATCCGCTCCCAGATCATCTGGGCCAAGGAGCGTCTGGTTCTCTCCCGGGGGCATTACCATTGGATGCACGAGCCCTGTTGGTACGCGGTCAAGGGCAAGGCCCACTGGAGCGGCGACCGCAAGCAGGTCACGATCTGGAATATCCCGTCCAAGGGCCAGGACGCCGACACCATCCATGGCACCCAGAAGCCTGTCGAGTGCATGAAGCGGCCCATGGAGAACAACTCCAGCCCGGGCCAGGCCGTGTACGAACCTTTCTCCGGTTCCGGCACCACCATCATCGCCGCCGAAATTACCGGCCGCGCCTGTCTGGCCATGGAGCTGAACCCCGCATACGTCGATGTCGCCGTGAAGCGCTGGGAAGACTTCACGGGCGAGAAGGCGGTGCTGGAGGAAGGGCAATGAGGCGGGAAGGTATCCTTAGAGCAGCAGTTCGGCGTCAACTCGGAGCGCCTCGGCCATCTTCTTCAGCAGCTCCGTGGACATGGAACGCTTGCCCTTCTCGACTTGGGAGATGTGGGAATTGGTTACTCCGCATGCGTCCGCGACCTGCTGCAGGGTCATGCCCCGATGGGAACGCAGCACCCGGACAGGATGCTCTCCAGCCAACAGCCGGTCGGCAACTTCCGCCGAAAAGGTTTCTTCTTCCCCGGACACAAGTCGGCGGTAGAACTCCTCGATGGTCGCGGCGTCATGCGCATCCTCAAGGGCAGTCACAAGGCGTTCGTATTCCTCGATGGGCATCAACGCGAACGCCGGCTTTCCTTCATGTTCAAGAATCTGGACGCTCATCGATACACCTCCTTGCGCTGTCCGATGTCCACCACCTGGATGACGACCTCTTCTTTTTGGACCAGGTAGATCACCCGCCAGTCGCCGACACGCAATCGATATCCCGGATGGCTGGTGAGCTTTTTGACGTTCGCGGCCGTGAAAGGGTCTCGCGCCAGCTCATCCAGCTTCGTTCGAATGCGCCCAGCTACATCGACAGGCGCTTTTCTAAGGGCTTTCAATGCGGCCGTGGAAAATCGAAGCGCGTACATATCCATTTTCTAACTACCAGTTTGAACGCTGTCAACACAGAATCGCGACAAAACCATGGCCGGCCGTAAGCCTCTCCCCACCAAGCTCAAGATGCTCAAGGGCACGGCGCAGAAGTGCCGCGTCAATCCCAACGAGCCAGAGCTTGCCCCGGTGCTGCCCGAGCCGCCTGATTTCCTTGGCGAGACCGCCCGGGAGGAATGGCTGCGCAAGGCTCCGGTGCTCGTCCGCATGGGCGTGCTCACCGAGGGGGACGATGCGGCCCTGGCGGCTTACTGCCAGGCCTTTGAGCGCTTTGTCGAAGCAGAACGCAAAATCCGCCAGTCCGGGCTGCTCATCAAGACCACCGGCGGCAACGTGATCCAGAACCCGCTGGTGGGGGTGGCCAACCGGGCCATGGAGATCATGCACAAATTTCTGACCGAGTTCGGCCTGACGCCATCGAGCCGCACACGGGTCGCGGCGAATCCGGCCGGGAAGGAAAACGCTGAATGGGCGGGGTTCGGGAAAGCATGAGGGGTCGCTTACACCTCAAGATATGCGGCGATGTCCCGCAGGTCGGCCAGAATCCGCCCAGCGTCTCCGGCATTGGCCCAGGTGATCTCTTCCGGCGCGACTCCGAGGTGATCGTCGAGCCGCTCTCCGATCTTACGCAGCAGCTCTCTGGATTCCTGAATCTTGTTCATGAAGTCGGCAAGGGCTTGTTCCTGGTTGCTCATGGTCCTCTCCTTTCGCTGTTCGCTTGCAGACCACATGTCCATACATCCTGGCATATAGCAAGTCGTTCCAGGTAAAGAGATGCCAAAGACCACCCATCCATATGCCACCGCCGCTAACCGCTACGCGCGGGATGTCGTGCGTGGAAAGATCGCGGCCTGCCGGTATGTTCGTCTGGCCTGCCAGAGGCATCTGGGCGATCTGGAGCGCTCCAAATCCAAGGAATACCCCTTCCGCTGGGATCGGGAGTCGGCTGAACGCATTTGCCGCTTCGCCGCCAACATGGTGCATGTGAAGGGCCGGGAATGGGCGGGCAAGAAGATCGCCCTCGAACCCTGGCAGTGCTTCATCCTGGCCGTGGCCTTCGGCTGGGTGCGCAAGGCGGACGCACTGCGCCGTTTCCGTGAAATCTACGCCGAGATCCCGAGAAAATCCGGCAAGTCCGTGCTTGGGGCCTGCATCGGCCTGTACATGTTCGCGGCCGACGGCGAGCCCGGGGCCGAGGTCTATTCCGGTGCCACCAGCGAAAAGCAGGCCTGGGAGGTCTTCGGTCCGGCCCGGCAGATGTGCCTCAAGAACCCTTCCTTCGTCAGCCACTTCGGCATCCACGTCGGGGCCAAGAACCTGCACATCCTGGACAACGCCAGCAAGTTCGAGCCGGTCATCGGCAAGCCCGGCGACGGCGCCTCGCCGCATTGCGCCATTGTGGACGAGTATCACGAGCACCAGACGCCCGACCTCTACGACACCATGCTCACCGGCATGGGCGCGCGTTCCCAGCCCATGCTGGCAGTGATCACCACCGCCGGCGTGGATACCTCCGGCCCCTGCTACGCCAAGCGCGACGAGGCCGTGAAGGTCCTCGAAGGTTCTCTGGAAAACGACCAGCTCTTCGCCATCGTGTTCACCATCGATGAAGACGACGACTGGACCGAGTGGCCGTCCTGGGAAAAGGCCAACCCGAACCTGGGCGTCTCGGTCTACCCCGATTTCCTCCAGGCCCGGCGCAAGGAGGCCCTGCAGATCGCCTCCCGCCAGAACATTCTCAAGTGCAAGCACCTGAACGTCTGGGCCAACGCCGGTTCGGCCTGGATCAACATGGTCAAATGGAACGCCTGCCGGGCGGACGTCTTTCTGGAGGACTTCGCGGGCGAACCCTGCTGGGTCGGCGTAGATCTGGCCTCCAAGGTGGACCTCACCGCCATGGTGCTGCTCTTCAGACGCGGCGACGAGTTTTATCTCTTCGGTCGGCACTACCTGCCGGAGGAGACGGTCACCCTTCCCGAAAACGCCCACTACCAGCGCTGGGTGGCCGAGGGGCATCTGGTGGCCACGCCCGGCGCACGCACCGATTACCACTATCTCATGGACGACCTGCTGGCCTACGCCGACCGCTTTTCCATCCGAGAGTTGGCCTACGATCCGCGCGAGGCCGAGATGCTCATGCAGGAGATCCGCGAGCGGGTGTCCTTTCCCTGCATCGAGATAAACCAGTCTCCGGCGTTCATCTCCGAGCCCATGAAGGAGTTCGAGGCCCTCTACCTCTCGGGCAAGCTGCGTCACGACGGCGACCCGCTGCTGGCCTGGCAGGCCGCCAACGTGGTGCTGCGCTCCACCAGGACCAAGGCCTATTATCCGGGCAAGGAACGCGCCGAGAACAAGATCGACGGCATCGTGGCCGCCATCATGGCCCTTTCCCGCGCCATGCTCCATGCGGAAGAGCCGTTTGTCGGCATGGAGGTCTGGGACTGATGGGCGTCTTCTCCCGGCTTTGGGGTCGCAAGTCGGCATCGCGGATGGCCCTGGAGGACCTGTTGGCCGACGGTTTCTTTACCCAGCCCGCCAAGAGCGGCGTGGCCGTAACCTGGAAGACGGCCTTGCAGGCGACCACGGCCCTGGCCTGCGCCCGGGTCATCGCCGAGGGGCTGGCCCAGGTGCCGCTCAAAGTCTTTCGCTCACAAGGCGGCGTGCGCACCCCGGCCGACGACCACCCGTTGCACGGTCTGCTCGGGGACGCCCCCAACGACTGGCAGACCAGCTTCGAGTTCATCGAGCAGGTGGTCATGCATCTGGTGTTCTGCGGCAACGCCTTTGTGTTCGTGAATCGGGGGCTGGGCCGCGTCGTGGAGCTGCTCCCTTACGAGCCGCAGCAGGTGACCGTGAAGCGCGACGGCTACGTGATCTCCTACGAGGTGACCACGGACGACGGCCGTCGCATTGGACTTTCCGCCTCCGAGATGTGGCACCTGCGTGGGCCGTCCTGGAACGGCTGGATGGGGCTAGAAGGCGTGCGCCTCGCCCGGGAGGCCATCGGCCTATCCCTGGCCACCGAGGAACATGGCGCGCGGCTGTTCTCCAACGGAGCCGTGGTCGGCGGCGTCCTGTCCACGGAGCAGGTCCTGAACGAGGAACAGCGCCTGGCCCTGCGCAAGTCCTGGGAGGCGAGGCACGCCGGCGGCGGGAACGCCTTCAAGACCGCCGTGCTCTGGGGCGGCATGAAGTTCACTTCCATGACCGCGCCCAACGATCAGGCCCAGTTCCTGGAGACCCGCAAGTTTCAGGTCGAGGAAATCTGTCGGGCCTTCCGCGTATTGCCCATCATGGTGGGCTACTCGGACAAGACCGCCACCTACGCCAGCGCCGAGCAGATGTTCCTGGCCCACGTGGTCCACACGCTCTCGCCCTGGTGCCGCCGCATCGAAACGAGCATCGCCAAGAACCTGTTCAGCGAGGAGGATCGCCGCCAGGGGCTCTACGCCAAGTTCATGCTCAACGGCCTCCTGCGCGGCGCGGCCAAGGACCGAGCCGAGTTCTACGCCCGGATGTACGGCATCGGGGCCATGAATCCCAATGAGGTGCGCGAGTACGAGGACATGAATCCCTACGACGGCGGCGAGCGCTACCGCGTGCCCCTCAATATGACCGATCCGGCCGCGCCGGAAGACGATGACAACGCGGAGGATACCGCCGATGCAGCGCCTCAACTGTAGCCTGAAGGAACTCAAGTTCGCTCCCGGCGGAACCGACGCCGAGCAGATGACCTTTTCCGGATACGGAGCCGTGTTCGGCAACGTGGACGCCTACGGCGACGTGATTCTGCCCGGGGCGTTCACGCAAAGCCTGACCGACGCCAGATCGGGCAAGGCCGCCTGGCCGGTCATGCTCCTGCAGCACGGCGGACTCGGGTTCGGTGCGCAGGACCTGACGCCCATCGGCATCTGGACGGATATCACTGAGGACGAAGTGGGTCTGCGCGTAACCGGCCGGCTGGCAGAGACTCCGCGCGGGCGCGAAGTTCACTCCCTGATGCGCATGAAACCCCGGCCGGCCATCGACGGCTTGTCCATCGGCTACGTGGCCCGGGAGTGGGATTCGGGCGGCAAGCCGGGTGAGCCCCGTCGCAGGCTCAAGCGCATCGAACTCATCGAGATCAGCCCCGTGACCTTTCCGGCCAATGCCAGGGCGCGGGTGGATCAAGTGAAGGGCGTGCCGGACATCCGGCTCGCCGAGAGGGCCCTGCGTGAGGCCGGGTTCTCCAGGACACAGGCCAAGGCCGTTCTGGCCGAAGGATTCAAGGCCCTGCCTCTGCGTGACGCCGAGGATGCCCATAACGGGGGTGCGGATGCGGTCGCCGCTTTGCTGCGGCGAAACATCGCCACCATCAAGACGTCCGCAAGGAGGTAATCCATGGACGAGATCAAACAGCTGCTGGAAGAGCAGCACAAGGCGTTCGAGGAGTTCAAGCAGGCCAACGACGATCGTCTTACGGCCATCGAGAAGAAAGGCGTCGCTCCGGCCGACCTGGAGGAAAAGGTCGCCAGGATCAACGAGGATCTGACCCGGTTGGGCAAAGACCTGGCCGAGGTCGCCAAGAAGGCCAACCGGCCGGGCGCGGGAGTGGACGGCCAGGACCCCATGATCCAGGAGCACAAACAGGCCCTGGGCAAGTACCTGCGCAAGGGCGACGACCGCGAACTGGCCGGAGTCCAGCGCAAGGCCATGGCCACCTACAGCGATCCCGACGGCGGCTATTTCCTCACCGAGGACATGGCCCAGGCCATCGAGCGCACCGTGAGCGCCATGTCCGCGCTCTCCGGCATGGCCCAGACCATCGCGGGCAACGCGGCCGTGTACAAGAAGCCCGTGCGCACCACCGGCGTATCCTACGCCTGGCGCGGCGAGGGTGAAAGTCCGTCGGCCACCTCGACACCCAAGTTCAGCCTGCTGACCTTCGAGGCCCGGGAAGTGGATGCCTTTCCCGAGGTGACCAATGAGAGCCTGGAGGACCTGGGCTTCAACGTCGAGGCTTTCCTCATGGAGGAAGTCGCCCTGGCTTTTGCCGAGGCCGAGGCCGAAGCCTTCCTGACCGGCAACGGCGTCTCCCGCCCGCGCGGATTGCTGACCTATGACGCCGTGGCCAACGATTCCTACGACTGGGGCAAGCTCGGCACCGTGCTCTCCGGCGGCAACGGCGCGTTCGCGTCCAGCAACCCCAGCGACAAACTCATCGACCTGATCCACGCGCTCAAAGCTCAGTACCGAGCGTCCGGGGCCTTTCTCCTGAACGACCTGACGCTGGCAGCCATTCGCAAGTTCAAGGACGGCCAGGGCAACTACCTCTGGCAGCCGGGGCTGCAGGCGGGCGTCGCAGGCATGCTCCTGGGCTATCCGGTGCGCACTGACGACTACATGCCCGACGTGGCTTCCGGGAGCCTGTCCATCGCCTTCGGCGACTTCAAGCGGGCCTACCTGATTTACCGCCGCCGGGGCATGCGCATCATCCGCGACAACATCACCAACAAGGGCTTCACCTCCTTCTGGGTGACCGAGCGCTTCGGCGGCGGCGTCCAGAACTTCGAGGCCGTGAAGCTCATGAAATTCTCCGCGAGCTAAAGGAGGCCCACATGCGCGATCTCTACAGCAACCTCAAGACGACCCAGGTCCTGGCCCCGGCCTTGTACGACGCTGACCAGAACTCCGACCCCGTGGACCTGCAGGGCTTCGACTCCTGCATGCTGCTGGTCAACGTGGGCGCGGCCGGCGTGACGCTATCCGAAACAGACAAGATCGAGCTCGAAGTTGAGGAAGCCGATGACAAGGTGAGCGGCCCCTGGACCGACGTGGACCCGGGCGATCTGGCAAAGTCGGTCACCGGCGCAAACGACGGCTGTTTCGCGGTCATCGACAACGCCGGCGACGACAGCGCGGTCTACGCCACGGCCTATCGCGGCCACAAACGCTACTGCCGCGTGGTAGTGAACTTCATCGGGACCCATGGGACCGGCACGCCCATCGGCGTCACGGCGCTGCTCAGCCACGCCCAAGTGGCCCCGGTGACCGAGTAACTCCGAGTAGTCCAATGGGGCGGGGCTTCGGCTCCGCCCCATTTATAGGTGAGCCCATGCACGGACGTCTACGCCTGATCACGCCTCCGGCCATGGAGCCGGTCAGCTTGGCGGAAGCCAAGCTCCACGCCAGGATCGACCACGATCTCGAGGACGGGCTGCTTGCGACATTCATCGCAGCCGCGCGCCAGCATGGGGAACAGCTGACCGGAAGGCAATTCGAGGAAGCTGCATACGAGCTCTCTCTGGACGGCTTTCCTTGCGACGATGGTCCGATCGAACTGCCCAAGCCTCCGTTGCAGGCCGTGGAGGCCGTCTCCTTTGTGGCTCCGGATGGCATAACGCAGACCATGTCCGCCACGGACTATGTCGTTGATACTTCCGGACTGCTCGGCCGCATCTATCCAGCCGATGGCGCAGCGTGGCCGGCCGCCCGCCGCCGGCGCAACGCCGTGACAATCAGTTTCCGTACCGGCTGGCCCGTCGTCACAGGAAATCCGTCTACGCCGGACGCCATCAAAAGCTGGATGCTTTGCCGCGTCACCGGCCTCTATGAGCAGCGGGAGAGCTTCGCCGGGCGATCCGTCAGTGCGCTCCCCGGCGACTTCCTGGACGGCTTGTTGGACCCGTGGCGGGTTGCCGGGGTGGTGTAGATGCCAGCCGCTCCATATCGCCACCGGGTGACCATTCAGGCGGTGACGCTCATCTTCGATGGCATGGGCGGCTGGGAGGAAACCTGGGCTGACTTGGCCACGGTCTGGGCGCGGGTCGAAGCCCTCAAGGGCGAGGAATACTTCGCCGCCGCCCAAATGCAGAACTCGGTCAGCCACCGCGTCACCATGCGCTACCGCGCCGACCTCACCCCCACCCACCGTCTGGTATTCGAGGGCCGCACCCTCGACATCGAGGCGGTCCTGCCTGACGAACGCAAATCCCGCCTCGTGATCATGTGCACCGAGCAGGTGTAATCTTTCGCTGGCCGGCTTTACATCCTGCCTCCGCCTGCAAGGCAAAGTCGGTTTCTGCGGCTTGCTGTAGCAAAGATGCAGCACAAATCGTTTGACCGATACTCGACTCTCATCTAAGGTGCCAGACATTCCTCTCATTCTCCGGGGCTGCCCCTGGAACAGCTGCTTTCAAGGCCGGACGGCCCAAAGCGGAGAGCACATGGCATCAGAACAACACCGCTGGCTTTCAGCCGAGGAGATTGCCCAACATCTCGGGGTCAGCATCGACACCATCTACCGCTGGATAGCGGGACGCGGCATGCCCGCCCACAAAGTCGGCCGCCTCTGGAAGTTCAAGACGGACGAAGTCGACGAGTGGGTGAAGGCCGGCGGCGCTGGTGAACCGAAAGCCGGAAACACTTCAGCCGGTAAAACCGAAATCTAACCCCGCAAGGAAGGCGAGAGATGGCTTCGAATAATCAACTATCGGATCAGGCAGGCATCGTCAGCGCCAGCGAAATCGGGGTCGATCCCGAGCAGCTCTGGCAGATTGCCGACAAGCTGCGCGGCTCCATAGACGCGGCGGAATATAAGCACGTGGTGCTCGGCCTGATCTTTCTCAAGTACATTTCCGACGCTTTCGAAGCCCGGCGCGCCAAACTGGCTCAGGAGCTCGAAGCCGACGGCATTACGGGAAAGGAGGCGGAGGCCCTGCTTGAAAGCCGTGACGAGTATACGGCTGAAAACGTGTTCTGGGTTCCCCAGGAAGCACGCTGGGGCAATATCCAGAGTCATGCCAAGCAGCCGGACATTGCCAAGCGCATTGACGACGCGCTGTTCGCCATCGAACGCGACAACCAGAAGCTTAAGGGCAAGCTTCCACGCGATTACGCCCGTCGCGGCATCGCCTCGGAACGACTCGGCGGACTCATCGACCAGATAGGCTCCATCGCCATTGGCACGGACGAGGCCCGCGCCAAGGATATCCTGGGCCGCGTCTACGAGTATTTTCTCGGCAAGTTCGCTGCTGCGGAGGGCAAGCTGGGGGGCGAGTTCTTCACGCCGCGCTCCGTCGTCCGTTTGCTCGTCGAAATGATCGAGCCCTACGAGGGGAGGGTCTTTGACCCCTGCTGCGGGTCGGGCGGCATGTTTGTCCAGTCGGTGCGCTTTGTCGAATCCCACGCCACGCAGAACGGAAACGGCGGCCCACTTACGCGCGGCAAGCGGGACATCTCCATTTACGGCCAGGAGTCAAACCCCACCACATGGCGGTTGGCGCACATGAACCTCGCCATCCGGGGCATCGAGGCAAATCTTGGCGAGCAGCCTGCCGACAGCTTTGTGCGTGACCTGCACCCCGATCTCAAGGCCGATTACGTGCTGGCAAATCCACCCTTCAACGTCTCGGACTGGTCAGGGGACCTCCTGCGCGATGACGTGCGTTGGAAGTTCAGCGTCCCGCCCGTGGGCAACGCCAACTACGCCTGGATTCAACATTTCATCCATCACCTGGCTCCGGCCAATGGACGTGGCGGGGGCATCGCCGGCTTTGTCATGGCCAATGGCTCCCTATCCTCGGGCAGCGGCGACGAGGGAGAAATCCGCAAGAACATCATCGAAGCCGATCTAGTTGACTGCATCGTGGCCATGCCGCCCCAGTTGTTTCTGACCACGGGCATTCCCGTCTGCCTCTGGTTCGTCAGCCGGGACAAAACGGGCACAAGGCTGCGGCCCGCCGGTCGCGACCGTCGCGGCAAAACTTTGTTCATTGATGCCCGGCAGATGGGAACCATGGAAACGCGGACCCTGCGCGTGCTTTCGGGTCGGGATGAACACCCCTTGCCGCCGGACAGCGATATCGGCGTTATCGCCCGCACCTACCACGCCTGGCGTGGCGAGCCCAACGCGGGCGACTATGAGGATGTGCCTGGCTTCTGCAAGTCCGCCACTATCGAGGACATCAAAAAGCACGGCTACGTGCTGACCCCTGGTCGCTATGTCGGCGCGGCTGAGGTGGAAGGCGACGGTGAGCCTTTTGAAGATAAAATGCAGCGACTGACGGCTGAATTACAGGAGTGCTTCGCCGAAGGCGACCGACTCCAGGCGCGGATTAAGGCAAATTTGGAGGGGCTGGGTTATGCCGGCTGA